CGCTATGTCGCCTGGCGCGTGGCCAGGGAAGTGCGATAGCTACCCGGTGAGCGACGCCCAGGCGTGTGTCTGCGGCGTCGCATCACCCTGCGGCGGCTGAAGGTCGATCGGCCGTGGCGCAGGGATAGTGCCCCCTTTGGCCTGGACTGCCAAAACGATTGTGGGAAACGCGGGGATATAGGCCATCAGTCCTCCCAAAGCATCGCGTAATTACTGCCGGCGGCATTGTTGAGAATGCGGCCGGCAGATGGACCAAGGGCTATGTAGTTCCTTGGCGTAACACCGACCAACGCGATCGAGAACTGCGCCTTTTCCGTTATCTCGCCGACAAGGTAACCGGCCGTTGCAATAAGCGGCTTAACCTTTGGAAGGCTTGTCCAGCACAAAAAAACCTGTGGGTCTAGGTTGATCCGAGAGTCCAGCAGATCGCCGGGTATGGTGGTCGAATAGGAGCTGTTGTACGACCTCTGAGAAGGCGGAGAAGTGAAAGTCATCCGATAGCAGCTACCGGTAGAGGTTGCCGCTGTTCCGCTAACGGTCATTACCACCCCTTCAGCGGTGGGCGCTCCATTGTTGTCCACGGTGCGCTGAACGAAAACAGTAAATGGAGAGGTGTTGCCGGTAGCTATTCCGACAAAGTGGGCAATCCCGAAAAACCCTGAGGAATGGGTGTAGTAGTTGTCGTATGTCGGAGTCGCTGCGGTCTGGCTGATGCCAGACAGGGCGGAGCTTTCCATGGATGCGCCAACAAAATTCCCGGAGCCGTCAGTTGCGGTGCCTATGGTCCACTTCGCCCCCAGCGATTGGCCATTGCTGCCTCGGCGGTACATCAGTTTGATGAAGATAGGTGCGACAGACTGTAGCGCGTCGGAAAACCTCCAGACGCTGTACCCAACATCAGTATTTACAGTGGTAGGGATCGTCACGGTAGCCGGGTTGATCTGCCCAGTGTCTGCCGTCCTCACTAGGCCACAGGCCGCAATGCTCTCTTCGATCGAGACAATGATTGCCCGATAGGCTTCGGCGGTGCTGGTAGCGCCGCTGGTGTTGTTAGTTACGCGCGCCATCAGGTTCTAGCTCCTTCCAGTACAAGATTGGCCCGCTTGATGCCGGTGCAGGCCGTGATAACGAATCGGATGAATGAGCCGCTGGCGATTGCTTTCGTCCAGTCGGTAAGTGCTGCGTCCTGATACTTGATGGAACTCAAAAGTCTGGGCCTGTTGCCGGCGCAAATGCTATTAAGCGACGACGGCGGGAAGCTCGCGTAGGGCGCCACACGCACGTCCACCTCCAGGATCCCGACCGCATCGCCGACCAGCGTTGCCTTGCTGATCGTAAAGCCGAAAGGCACGTACAGGTCGCAGAAGCTGCCCACGATGATGGTCCCCAAGCCGCCATCAAATGAGGCGGTGGGGAACGTAGTGCTGGATGGCCCTGGCGGACCCGCCGCACCTGCTGCGCCGGGTTCGCCCTTCAGCGCCAACAGGTCCATAAGGTCTGTCCAGGCGGTAACGCCGGCATACCGCCACTGCAGGATGCCAGTTGAGCTAACCCGCAATTGAACCTCGCGGCCGTCCTTTCCCTTCAGATCCGAAATAGCGATCAGGTTGAACCAGGTCACGCCGTCATTGCTCCACTGAATGTGGGTGGCGTTGACGCGCATTTCAGTGTTGCCGCCGCTGATATAGGGCAGGTCGTTGAACCTGGCCACGCCGTTGCCGACCTTCAGTTTTCGGGTATCGGTTTCAATCACCAGCTCGCGCGACTTGGGGATTTCATTGACCAGCGCCAGGTTGGCGGCAGTGCCGCCGCGGACCAGGAATCGGTAGGAAACGACGGTGTCAGCCATTGGGAACAACCTCGCCGCCGTCGATGATGGTTTCAGGCCTGACCCACGCAGGTGCGGTGATCGAGCTGGCCAGCGTGCCGGGCGGCATTGTGTAGTCGAAGCGCCGGCGGTACCGCTGCCAGGAAGTGCCGTCATCATTCAGCGCCCACAGCTCCATGTCCACCGTGCCGGTGTAGGCCAGCACGACGGTGGCGGTGATCCCGGCGATATCGGACCTGGCCACCAGGTTGTTGCCGGCGCTGTCCAGGAAGCGCATCCCGTAGCGCGTGAGCGGATCCGGGCCCGCGCCAGCCTCTTCCTGGCCGATTGCCTTGTCACCCTGCAGCCAGCGATCGCGGTGACGCCAGGTGACGACCAGGTTCCCGGACAGGTTGGCCTGGTCGTCGGCACCGTTGATGCGCATGCGCGCCGGCGGGTACGGGCGAGCTGCGCGAATGTTCATGGTCACGCTGTCTTCGGGGGCGACCTCGATCGCCAGCTGGCCGCGGCCCGAATTGGTGACAGCGCGCGCTGTCACCTGCTCGCCCAGGGCGTACTGCGTGGTGGACATGACCGAATCGTTGTCATACGCCCACAGCCTGGTGCCGATCGGCCACTCCTTCGGCGGCAGGGTGTCCAGGCAGCCGCGAGCCACAGTGATCTGGGTGCCGGCAGCATTCATCGAATCCACACGGACCACTTCGGCATCGGGATGGTTGCCCAGGAACACGACGCTCCCGGGCTCCAGCGTGGCCCAGGAGCCGATCACGTTGGTGATGGGCAGGACGGTAGCGCCGCGGCCCACGGCGGCCGACAGCGTGGCCGTGGGCGTGAACTGGCCGGATCCGTTGTCCGCCCATTCGCCGGCCCCGGTGCGCGCGTAGGCGTTGAAGCTGGTGGCCAGGCCCGGGGGCTGGGAAGCCACCATGCCAAAGTAGCTCACCATGGGATCCAGCTCCTTTGCCGCATCGATGCCGATCACCTGGACGATATCCCGGAATGGAACTTCAAACGCATCGACGTAGGCGGCTGGCTGGGCGGGGCCGTTGGGATCGGTCCAGCCCGGCGGCTGCGGCTTGATGTAGCTGGTCAGGCCGAACTTGAACACGTCCTCCGTGCCCTCGATCACGATCTGCCCGCCATCGCTGCCGTAGTCGGTGACCTTCAGCACCCGAATTGGCATGTTGAGGATGCCGTAAGCCGGCCAGGACAGCCGGATGACCTTGCCGGGCACGGCCTTGTAGGCGCGCCGGTTGGCGCGGATCCGCACGCGCGAGAGCATCGCCGAAAGCACGTCCAGGTCGCGCTGCGCCAGGCGCGCGGCGATCGCCTCGGTCGGGCACCCGGCATAGGCCTTGGTCTGGTTCACGACGCCGCCGGCGGCCTGGATGGCCGCCAGGTTCTGCACCGTTACGCTGCGCTCCTGGTTGTCGGCCGAATCATTCCAGGTAACGGTGACCTCGTTGACCGTTTCCTCAATGGTTGCCCGCTCAAAGCTCTCCAGCACACAGTCCACGTCATAGCCGGCGCCTTTCGGCCCGTAGCTGGGAAGATCTGCCAGCACGTAGTCGCCGCGCATCGGGATAAGCGTCCAGCGCAGATCCTCCGGAGACTGGACCAGCATCGCGTTGGCGTGGTCCAGGATCTGCTGCAGGGTGTCGCTGATTTTCTCGCTCTGCATCCACTTGATGAAGAGCCCCAGTTTTTCGGCCTTGAACAGATCCGCGGCCGCGCGCCATTCGGCATCGTTGAACATGCCCGGCGGATGGGACATGCCATCCTCTTTGTCGGTCATGATTTCGTAGATGATGTGCGCCGGGTTGGCGCACAGGATCCGCGCCGGCGGCGGCGTCGGTACCGGCGTGGTGGGGATCTCGCCAAGGTGCGGCGTCCGGATGGTAGGCGCACCGATTGGCGTCAGCGGCGGGCCTTCGCCCACGTCGACCTCTGCCGCCTCCGGGTACCAGCACACGCCCTCTTCCCAGCCCGCTTTTATGCGGCGGATCCGGTAGGCCCAGGGCTTCACGTATGGCGATATCGCACCGACCCGGCCGCGGCGGAACACAGTGGAGAAAATGCCGCGGTATGCCGGGTTGTGCACACCGCCCTGGGCGCTGGCCAGGTAGTCGTTCGGCATCTGATCGGGCGCGCCGAACATAACGTCCAGGTCACCCTCCACGCCACCTTCGCGCTTTTCACCGCCCCACAGGTTCGGCGCCTGGATCCACAGGCGCCGGTTGGACGTGACCTGGCCAGACCAAAAGATTCGCTCACCGCCCATGATGGCGATGAGCATGTCGATCGGGCCTTTGCAGATGCCCATGTGCAGGCCCATCCGGTACCAGTAGCCGATGGTTTGCTTTTTGCCCTTACCCACTGCAGTTCTCCCTGTTCCTCACGTCTTCCACCAGTTGGCGGGCCAAGTCGTCTCCCGTGGCCAGCATCACCTCGCAAGGTAGCCCCTCGCGTAGGAACGTGCGCCAGTCCAGGTTGTAGCGCTTCCCGAACTCCCGCGCTCCAGACACGCACCAGCCCCGGGCGCGAACATCGCCCATCGTCACCATGTCGGCGCGCCTGGTCACTTTCCGGAACTCTGTTGGATCGGATCGGTGCCAAGGTCGCCATACCAAAGCACGTTGTAGCCGGTCAGCCAGCCTTCGCCCCAAACCCAAGGTATGGCGCGGCCTTCTTCAGCGGTGGGAACGTCGAAGTCATCAAGCGATGGTGGCTTCGGAATTGGCGGCTTGGGTGCGAGTGCATACCCGATAATCAACGCGATAATCAGGATGGCGATTTGAACGTACATGCATGCCGCCTCAGTAGATCGGGGACGATCCGAACGGGTTTTTGTTCGGGAAGTAGATGAAGCCACCGTAGTTGGGAATGTTGTTGAACTTGTCGGCGCAGGTGTCTGCCGTGTGGTCGTCGCCTGGGTAGGCTTTAACCTTCATCCCTGCCAGCAAGCCAACGGGGAAATTGGTCAGTGTCATGACCGTTCCGACCTGCGATTTTATCGGCCGCCGCTCCACCACGCCGGACGTGATTTCATAGACCAGGAATCCGCCGGTGAAGTAGTCGGTAGGGCGTCCGGACACGCTGGCCACGCTGATTTCCAGGCCGTTGACCTCCTGCACTTCCACTTCCAGCGCGTAGGCCTCCATGTTGATGCCGCAACGCTTGCCGCCGGTGACCAGCGGGCAAAGCCGCTGGTAGGCCCGCCTCAGCCCCGTGCGCTCCAGGCTGGTCTGCGTTGGCTCATGGGTGATGACCGCCTCGGCATTCTCCGGCGACCACTTCACCGACGTGATGCGGCCGCTCCAGACGGGCCGGCGGTCAGACAGATCCGCCATGTGCACTTCCTGGATGACCAGCATCACGGTGTCGACCGGCGGCGTGGACCGGAACAGCAGCGCCACAGGATGGTCAGCGTCCACCGTCACGTCTACCGGCGAGCGGATCGGGTCGCCGCTCTGCTCGATATCGCCGTGCCGAATCATCCCGTTGGCCAGGTACCGCTGGAAGTCCAGCACCATGTCCTGGTCAGCCGCGGCGAAACGGTAGACCTTTGCCCCGCGGGTCCAGGTGTATAGGAACACCTTGTTTCCATCGAACCGGCTTTTTTCCAGGGCATCAAAGCTCATGGCGGAACGTCCTCATCGGCATCGGGGTGTCGGCGTGTGCATTGTCGCCTCCCATGTCGCCAGACCACCACGCCCATTCGATGCGATCGCTATCGCCGCGCATCAGCGACAGGAAGCTGATCGACACAGGGCCGGCCGCGGGATCCACCAGCGCGGTCAGCGGCTGGTTGAATCCAAGCCGCTCCTGGCCATTGCCCAGGTCGGTGCTGCCGGTGATCTGGCGATATTGGATCCCTGAAGCCGACTCGATGCGGATATCCGACCGCCCGACCAGGCCGCGCAGATAGGCGGTGTAGCCGCAGTGCGTCACGTCGATGTTGCTGGCGCCCACGCCGGCGAGTGCGACCAGCTCCAGGTCATTGGCGAACGATGGCACCCACAGCGGCCGCAGCTGGCCAGCCAGGTGGTACTGGATCCGGCGGATGCGATCGAGCTGGTCCCGGCCATACGGCGACCAGCGAAGCACCTGGCGAAGCGCCGGGTAGCCAGATCGATCGACCCACTTCGGTACGCCCACGTTGTTGTCACCGATCGCCAGGCGGCGGGACGGCGTGAGCGTGGGCGCCAGCGACCAGTCCGGACGATCCTCGAGCACGCCGAACCCCCGATGTTGCGGCAGTGTGGCCGGGTCGATCGCCGGGTATGGGTTGGCCGCGGCGACAGCGAACGTCACCTGCGCATCGCTCACGGATCCGGTGAACCGGGTGAGCCCCGCATCGGTCAATCGGGCCGACTTGGCCGGATACACAACCGTGCCCACCGGCCAGCTGCCAGACAGCGGACGTTTCAGCACCAGGGTGCTGGCCAATGCTTCCTGGACCTCCACCACTTCGCTGCGTGAGGCGTCATCGCCCATCAGCAATGCCAGGCCGCCGGCGACGAACTCGCGCCCAAGGCCTGGCGCCTGGATGACCGTGTCACCAGCTGCTGCAGGCGCGCGCAGATCCGCGCCGTGTGGCCACAGCGGAAGCGCCCACGACCTGGCGCCCCAGCCGGCCATCGCCGCTTCCATGGCCTGGCGCGGGATATCGATCGCGGTTGCCGTGAACGCCCAGGACTGCCGCGGCGTAATGCGGCGGCCCATGCGCTGTTCGTCGCCTTCCTCGGAAACCATTACGTCGGTCAGCCACTCCATGGCCTCACTGACTCCGCGGCTCCAGTCCGGCCGCCAGGTCCACGGGGTAACGCGGTTGCCCGTGATGTGCAGCTGCAGGCTGGTGCCGGTGTCAAACGACCAGGTCACGGTGGCGTCGATCGTCGGTGGACCTTCAGACGACAGCTGCACGCTCCAGGACCGCTCCTGCAGCGGACCGAACGCCAGCGGCGGAATGGGCTGGCCAACCACGTCGATGCCCTCGCCGTTCTCGATCAGCAGCGTGTTGAGGGTGACGCCGTAGGTGTTGGCGTTCCACACCGACACAACGCGCTGCTGGTCGCCCACGACGTTGCCCAGGGCGAGCGTGGTGATGGACAGGTGCAGGCGGTTGTAGAAGTCCGCATCGAACACCGGCTGGGAATGGCCCTGTATGGCGCTCTGAGCGTCAGCAGGGGGCGAGGCGGGCAATGTAACCAGCGAGCCAGCGCGCTGGCCCTGCTGGAGAGCCAGGGAGGCGTAGCGCTCATTCCACACTGGCCCAGCGCCCCAGCCGACCGGGTTCGGCGGATCTGGCGCCCAAAGTGCCCATGACATGGTCAAAGCTCCTTTCGGAAGGCGTAGCCGTACACGCCCGAGCTGGGCATGCCGGCGGATCCATTCTTGCGAGTGACCGGGAACACGACCCAGGTGTCCGTGCCCAGCGGGTATTCCTGTCCGGGCTCCATGTTGTCCATGCGCACGAACCGCATGCCAGGCGGATAGCCAATGTCAGACCACAGCAGGCTCCCGCGCTCCACTGCGCACCACAGCGGAATCAGCGGCGCACGGCCGGTCAGGATGCTGGCGCCGGCGCTGACGGGCAGCGCGATGGTGCCGCGCTCGGCGTTGGTGTTGCGCCAGCCGCCGCGGCCGCGGGGGTTGGCCGTGGTGCCGGTGTCCAGGTAGTGGTAGCGCGGACTGATACCGCCGTAGTCAGCGCGGATGACCGTCCCGCCGATCGGGTAATTGATCGACGTGGTGGGGATGCCGTTGTCATCGAAGGGAACGCCGTGCTGTGAGGCATCGGGGCTGTTGACCGTGCCGGTGGCCTGGTACCAGGACAGGGCGTAGCAGAAAGCCCCGCCGGCATAGGCGCCGATCTTGTGCAGCACGCCGATGCCCAGGTGGCGGTAGGTGCCCGGATCCGTTTCCACGACCATGTACGCATAGGAGCCGTTGGGCCCGTCGCCGGCGAAGAAGTGATAGGCCTGCATCGGCGAGGTGTAGCGGGTCGACCGCAGAAGACGGGTACCGTCGGGCTGGGTCGCGCTGCCCGGGGTCAGGTAGGACGAATGCAGCATCACTTCCATGTACGGGCCAGGCTGGTTGCTGTTGGCCGAATCCAGGAACGTGTTGCTGAAGATGGAGTAGAAGTTTCCGCCCTTGTTGACCTGCAGTGCCTTGCCCTGGCCGCCGGCGCGATCGCCCCAAAAATTGACCGCCCAGCCGTTGGCCAGCAGGAACAGCCGGAACCGGTCCAGAAGATCATTGACGTCAAGTGCGTTGCCGGTTTGATAGCTCATGGTTCAGTCCTGGCGGATAGCGAAGAAGTCGGCGGCGGCGTTCCGGAAACAGTTCTGGAACACCATGTGGTCGAAGCGGGCCATGGTGATGTTCTGCTCCGGAACCAGGTTGAACCCGGGCGTGAAGTAGCAGCCGTCCAGCTCGCCCCACATATGGCGCGGATCGATGCTGGTCAGGACGATTTCGTAAAGCACTCGACTCCCGTCCAGTGCCTCGCGGAAGTCGGATTCCCGGCCTCCGTTGGTGGTTGCCGCGGGGTACACCTTGCCAGGCGTGGCGCTGTCGCCCGTCTCACTGCTGCCGCTCAGGAAGCGGTTTGAATGCGGCCGCCAGACGTTGTCCGGATAGCGTGCGCGCAGGCCGTAGCGGCCCGGGTGGCTGAAGCCGCGGAAGTTTGGATCCGTGCTGGTGGCCACGCCGGCCTCATTGCTGCTCGTGCCGGCGTTGATGGCCGGATACGGGTGCACGCTCGGCAGCTCATAGGGTTTGCCCAGGCCCTGGTAGAACGGCACGTAAACCGCGCCGATCTTGGCCACGCCGGCGATGCGCCGGCCGTTGACCGCCGCCCACCAGGTGAAGTTGTTGGAGCTGAGGGGAACGTTCGTCAGGCCGCTGTTGTTGGCCTGGCTGCGCACGGCCACCAGCGGATCGAACGATCGGAACTGGTAGAAGTTGAAGCTACGCGCCGCCGCGGCCGCGTCTTCATACAGCTCTATGCCGATGTAAATCGCGTCCAGGCCATCGTTGCCCGGGGCGGCCAGCACGGCCTCCGCGCGCTGCTGCAGCTGCATGTCCCCGACCACGCCGCGGTAGAACCGCAGCTCCTGCACCTCCACGATGCCGGCGGCGCCACCATTCACCGATGCGGTGAACACCACGCGCCAGTGCAGGTGCAGGCCAACGTCAGGCACGGCAAAGCTGCGGGCCTCGGTGCTGGTCCATTCGACGTTGGCGTAAGCGATCGCCTCGGTCCAGCTGCTGCCGTTGTCGGAGTACTCCACGCGGAAGCCGGCCGGCGCGAACAGCTGGTTGTTGGTCGTTGTTATCGACACGCGGCGCACGTCGGCCGCCCCGATCATGGAAATGCCGGCATTGGCCGGCAGGGCTGCAGCGCGCGAGGCGAACTCAGCGGTGGTGCCCACCAGGCCATCCCACAGCCGGGTGCTGTTGGCGAACCCGTTGGAGAACCGACCGGCAGCGCCGGTGCCCTGGCGCCTGGCCAGCGTCCAGCGCGGCGTGGTCGACAGCTTGAACTGGTCGCCGGCCACGAACGCGGTCGCGCCGCCGTTGATCCGGAAGTTGATCCGGGTCGATGCAAAGGGCACACCCACCGTCGCCTGGCCAATATCGCCCGCCAGGCTACCCACCACGCTGAAGGTGTTGGCGTCGATCGCGGTGATGGTGAACGTCTCGGCCACCGATGCAGTGCCTCCCACGTAGCCGCCAGATGCGCCCGTGGGGCCCGTCAGCGTGCCGTTGCCCGTGCCCTGGTAGAACAGCCCGGAAGCGTGCCCGCGGTCGCACAGCGCCGCCTGCAGCTGGTCCAGGAAGTCCACGTAGCCCGCGGCTACACCCGTCATCCACGTCATCGTGATCCCCTCGTAAGTTGGTTGCGCTGCATGTGTCGGACAATGATGCGCTCGCCGGCGGCGCTCTCCAGGAATTTTTCAGCCGATCGGGAGTCATCGACCAGGACGATGCGGGTAGCCGGCTCTTCGGCCGAACCCTCACCGCCGCCGTTGAACCGGTGCCGCGGGTCGTTGGCGGTCAGCACTTCTTCGCCCTTCTTCAGCACGGCCGGCACCTCATCGGCGGCCAGGCCTGCCACGCCACCGGTGTGGTACCGCGGCGCGGCCGCCCACAGGTAGGACGGCAGCTCACGGCGCTGGTAGCCCTGGCCAGCGACACCGCCGGCGTGGTGAGCGGTGGCGCCGGCGACGGCGGCCGTCATCTTGCCCAGGCCCGGGTAGATCGCATCCAGCAGCTGCAGCACCAGGTAGGTGGCCAGTGCATCGGCGGCGATCTGCGCCATGCCGCGGGCGAAGTTGAGTACAAAGTCCCGCAGCGCATCGCCGGCGCTCTTGGTGCCGCTGGCCAGGTCAGTGAACAGGGTGGTCAATGCACCCTTGGCCACCTGGGCGGCCTTGTATCCCAGGCTCTCCGTGTTGATGGCAATGGATGCGATCTGGCCATCCAGATCCTGCAGCGCATCCAGCGCGCGCCGCTCGCTCATCACGTCATTGGCCTTGCGGGCCTCTTCGGCGATCGCGCGGTATCCGTCGCGCATGCTGGCCAAGGTGGCCAGCGTCTGTTCGCGCTGCTGCTGCACGCGCGCTTCGCCGTCGCTCTTGCCCAGCATGCCGGCGTCGACCTGGGAGCCAACCGCCGTCTCAGTCGACTGGAACCGCTGCAGGCTCTGCTGCACGCGGGTGTCGATTTCGTCCATGCGGGCTTTGAAGGCCGCCGTATCGATCAGCTTGTTTACCAGGTCGATTCCGTCCTGGTTGCCGTCGGTCAGCAGCCGGGCTTTCATTTCCCGGAACTCTTCTTCCAGCTCGGCCGTGGCCGCGGCGCCGGTCTTGCCCATGGCCTGCAGAAGGCGCACGTAGACCGCGCCCAGCTGGCGCTCCATGTCCTCGGCCTGCAGCCGCTGGTCGCGGGCATTGTCCACGGCCAGGTTCCGGCGCTGACGCTCCAGGATGATTATGTCGGTCAGCGCAGCTTTGCGGGCGTCATCGGTGGTTGCGGTGGCTGCGCGGGCGCGTGCCTCGGCCATGTCGGCATCGATGCTGGCCTGCTGCAGCCTGGTTTTCTCGGCGTAGTACTTGCCCGTAGAAACCTGCCAATCGTCATAGCGCTGCTGCAGCACGACCAGCGCGCGCTCGGCGGCGTCTTTCATCAGCTTGAACTGGTCGGCCGCGGCCTTGGCTCCCTTGGCGGTGTTGCCGCCGTCTGCATCGCCGTCAAGCGCCTGTTCGGCCGCCTGGCCGGCGTTCACCGACGAATTGAAGAGCCCCATGTATTCGCGGTCGATTGCCGCCAGCTCGGCCTGCGCGGTGGCGCTGAGGCGCTTGTACGCCGCCTCGGCAGTCTCAGTCTCCACGCGGGTTTCGCGCATGCCCTTGGCCAGGCGCTCGGATGCGTTGGCCAGGCTGTTGCCGACCAGCGGGATCGACCGCTGGAAGCGAGCCACCCGGTCGTACACGTCCGCGGCCTTGGCCAGCACCTCGTTGAACATGGACAGGGCTCCAGCCTTGACCGTGCCCCAGGTGATGATGAAGGCGTTTTTGATGACGTTGGCCGACTTGGTCAGGCCTGCAGCCAGGGCGATGCCCATCTGCTCCACGACCTTGAACTCATTGCTCAGGTACGTGCCAAGCTCCCAGCCAGCCCAAGCGGAGAACGCCACAGCCGCGGCGGCCTTCAGCTTCGTGGCCGTTCCTGCAGCTGCCAGCGCCGTGCCGTTCATCGTCAGGCTGAAGCGCACCGCGGCGGCGGTACCGCCGTTCATGGCGGCCGTCATGGCGATGGCCTGCACCTGGAACGCCCGCATAGCCGGGGTGTTCAGCGCGATCGAGGTCCGCAGCGCGGTGAACGCTGCAGCAGCTGCAACGACGATCGCCGGCACGATCCGGAAAGCGGCGTACCAGGCGAGCCACAGTTTCGTGCCAGTGACCAGCAGGCCCGCGACCAGCTGCAGGTTGTTGGCCAACAGCAGGATGGCGTCGGCCAGCTGGCGGCTGGCACCGTTGGCGCTGTCCACGTCGCCAACGAACTTGATCGCGGCATTGCGCAGCGCGGTGAAAGCATCCGACACGGTCGGCGCCAGCTTGGCGAATTCCTCGCGCAGGGCCGTCTGTTGGCTCTGCACGGCCTGGATGACCAGGTCACTGGTCAGCTTGCCTTCGCTGGCGAACTTGCGCAGCTGGTCGGTGGTCTTGATCTGGCCCAGCTTCACCAGGCCGGCGGCGATCGCCTGGGCAAGCCGCGGTGTCTGCTCGAGGACGGAATTCAGTTCCTCACCGCGCAGCTGACCACTGGCCAGACCTTGGCCAAGCTGGAACAGGGCGGCTTCGGACGCCTGCGCGGTGGTGAACGAAAGCGCCACCGCCTGATTGATTGCCTCGGTCAGGCTCAGTGTCTGCGCCTGCGTGGTGCGGCCCGCACGCGCAATGCGCGCGTACAGGTTCACCGTACCCTCCAGGCCCTGACGGGTGCGCTGGGCGATGTTGAACGTCTCGGCCATGGCCCTGGCCAGCTCATCCTGCGACTTGGTGGCCAGGGTCAGCTGGCCTCGCAGGCGGGTGGCGGTGTCGGCGTACTGCACCAACGCCCTGGCGGCCCCCAGGATGCCCAGGCCGGCCACCAGCAGGCGCGCCTGGGTAACCACCCCGGCCATGGTGTTGCGCACGCTCTCGGCCGCTGTGGCGGTCTGTCGCGCGGCGATGGAGCTTTGCTGGAAGCTGCCCGCCAGGGCATTGCCTCCATTGGAAGCCTGGCGGGCCTTGTTGTTGACCGTGTCAATCTGCCCTGTGAGCTGGCCCAATGCCTGCCGGATCTGCGATAGCTCGGCGGTTACGCGGATTTCCAGCTCAGTGCTGCTCATGGCGGTCCCTGTAAGAACTTTTCAAAGGTGTCATTGTCGTACTGCGAGCCGGCGCGGATCAGGATCGCCAGCTCCTGGTGTCGCCTGCGCCTGCTGCGGTCAATCGCGCCGCTGAAGGCATGCACCTGGTCCAGGGTGTATCCATCCACCCTTTCCGGGGTGTGGCCGTGGTCGAACAGCAGTTGCAGCGTGTCCGACCACAGCCAGGTATCCGTTACATTGCCGCGGTGACGCTTGGGGCTCGGCCGCCCAGCAGCTGGCCCGGATCCAGGGTCAACCCCCGGGCCACGAAAAAACCTGAATTGACCTGCACGAACGTGCGCACCAGCACCAGCAGGTCGGCCAGCTCCAGATCTTCCATCTTCTCGATCAGCTGCCGCTGCGCTTCGGCATTGCCGGTGCTGTCCAGGCCGCAGGCCAGCGCCTTCAGGATGGTGGGGCCATGCTCGGAAACCATGTCCACCATGTAGTCCACGTCCGTCAGCACGGATTGGACATTCGCCGGCAGCTCCTGCGCGGCGGGATCAACGTCGCCGCCCTGCCCGGCGACCGGCGTGGTCGGCGGAAGGTCCGGCCTACGCGGCGCGGACAGGGCAGCGAACAGGGGCCGCACCAGCTGCAGGAACGGGAAGAGCTGGCGGACCTTCAGCGGGTACACGGTGAAACTGTACTGGCCAAGGTCAACGGTCTTCGCCGACTGCTGCGCGTTTACCAGGCGATCAACATCGTTCTGGACCTGCTGGGCGGGCGGAATGGGTTGGGTCTTCTTTCGGGTGTTGGTCATGGTGGGGCCTCCTTCCAGGCCTGTGGAACATTGGGTGGAACAGTGATGGTGCACGCCGGAACATTCGCGCCGGCGTGCACCAGGTGGATCAGACGGTGTTGTCTTCCACGAACGTCTGGAAGTGCTGCGAAATGCCCGCCGGCTGCGAAGAGTCGGCCATGACAGAGCCGGTCATTTCCAGGGCGGCGTAGTCGTCACCGATCAGCGCCAGGTTCTGCGCCGGCGCCAGCTTGGAACGCCAGACGTTGACGGTAACCGCGCTGCCGCTATCGGCCTCATTCAGACCCAGGAACATGAATTCCAGCTCCGGCGATGCGGTGACCAGCGCCTGCACCAGGGAGCCCTTCTTCTGCGCATAGGTGACCTTGATGTTCGGCGTATTACCGGTGGCCGCTGCGATCGCCGATGCGGCCGGGATGAAGAGGCCGCCATTCTGGAACACGTAGTCCACGCCGGCGACGTAGGCGGTACCGCTCGCCGCCGGGCTCACGCTGGTGATGGCCGACGGCTGGCCCTTCAGGCCGACATACTGGCCCTTGACGGCCAGCGCCAGCTCATCGGTGACCGGGCCGGTGGCCACGGCGCTGGTGGTGCCGTTGGTGGCCAGAGCCAGGTTCATGGGCGACAGGTCATGCGCGGTCAGAGTCAGGTTCACCGCGGTGATGCGGTCGACCTGGTTGTAGATGCCGCCGCCCGGCTGGCGGAAGTCGCGCAGCTGCTTACGCTCCGTTTCAACCGCGATGCCCAGGGCGCTGCAGTTGCCCAGCTCAAAGAAAGCCGCGCCGGCGACGTTGCGGCGGCGGGCGAGGATCCGGCCAGAGCCGATGTAGGAATAATCAGTGCGCATGTGTGGTTGCTCCGGTCAGGGTTTGCCGCGGTAAGCGCGGGCGGTGGTGAAAGCCAGGGGGTAATAGCCGAACCCAGCGTCAGACACCGCGGCGCCTGGTGCTGGATCCAGTTTCAGGGGCTTGAAGCCTGCGGCCGGGCGGAATCCCAGCAGCAGCTCCATGCAAGCATCGAACAGCGGTGAAACCTCATCCTCCACGCCTTCCCCGGTGGCGGTGTCGCCGGCATTGGAGATGTTGAGCACGATAAGGAACTGGAAAGAGACTTCCTGGTTCATGGCCGTGTTTGCGGCCTGGCCAGGGGTCTGCGTCGGGGTGTAGCCCGAATAGACCACCGCGATGGATGGGCAGACCATGTTGTTTTCAGGAACAGCCAGGTAGTCGCGCTGGCTGTAAATCATGTCCACCAGCGGGGTGACCTGGTCGGTAATCAGGCCCTGCGTGAGGCGGGCCTGGATTGCCTTGCTGATTGCAGAAACGCTCATTTCAGCTCCAATGCGCGGCCCATCGCCTGCAGCGATGCTTTCGCCCATGCCGGGGGCAGGTTGACGCGGCCGCCGGCATCGATCGGCATAAACGGACGCGCGGGGATAACGGCGCTCTTCAGGAACACAAAGCCCTTGTTGGCAGTCGGGATCGGGCCCAGCAGGCGGCCGCGGTACGTGGCGCCAGGCCCTTCCCGCGGGACGACCACAGCGCCGAACTGGTGGATTGCGCCCAGGTTGTGCTGGCCGTCAGGCGTGCGCAGGTTCGTGCCCACCACCACCGCGTTGCCGACTCGGCGGGTCTGGATGGATCCGAACAGGCGTCCGGTGTGGCGCAGCGGCTGGCCAACGCGGAAGAAGGGATTGAGCTTCTTCCAGGGCTGGCCATGCGGCGATCGCGCGGTGCGGAAACCCATCTGGATCCGCGTGCGCACAACGCGCGCGAACGCGTCGATGGCGCGCATGACCTGCGGCGACTCGGTACCCAGCTCGCGGAATCGCTCTTCCAGGCGGTCGGCCAACAGCTGGAACTTAATCACGGCGCCAGTCTCCACCGCGCTCGACCGGCGAACCGGTGAAGTCGCCCAGGCTGCAGTCGGTGAACACGCGGCGGTTACGGCGCCAGCCGACGCGCTGCATCGGGTCGCCGCCGTCATCGACCGGGGTTTCATCGCCGACGATCAGCGAGGCACGGCCAGCCACCAGGTCTTTCAGGTAGTTGATGGCCTGCTCATAGCGGCGCTGCACTTCCTCGCTCGCGCGCTGCGCCCACAGCTCATAGCGGGCGATATCGGCCGTGACGCCGACGATCTTCGCCGGCGGCACAGCAAGGGGTAGGGTGAAAGCGCGCCCAGGGATGGCCGCCAGATAGCTGTCCACCGTTTCGCTGGCGTCGGCGATCGCCTGCTCCAGCTTGATGCCGCCACCGGTCTGCGTGAGCTGCTGCAGCTCGCGCTGGGTGAACCGCTCGGTGTATCCAGTTTCGTCCAGGTAAGCCATGTGGGCGCGCTCTCAGGTTGCTGCGGGGTTACTTGTTCTCGGCGCCGGACGGCAGGCCGTCGGCCAGGCGCTGGGCTTCGGCTTCAGCCGATTCCTGTTCCTGGGTCTTCTGCAGCTCGGCACCGGCCGGGGTATCCGGGTGCGGCACGGTCACGCCATGGGCACCGGTCAGGGTGTCATCGCCGTCATCGCCGTCATCTTCTTCATCCGCCTGGCCGTCGGCGTCCGGGTCCAGGATTTCATTGCCGCGGAAGCGGTCCACGTCCACCTGGGGCAGGTCGATCGCTTCGCCGGCCAGGTAGCGCACACCACCGCTCATGATGCTGTGCCCCGGTGCCACTTCGCAGCGGGTGAGCTTTTCCGGGCCAGCCGATGCAGCCAGCTGGGCGTTCTTGACGGCGTCCGCCTTCGCGGTCGGCCCCTTGGCGCCGGCGGCGGCCGCGGTGTCGATCGCATCGGTGGCGGCATTGGTGCCGGCCTTCGGGGTCGGCTTGGTGGCGGCCTTGGTGACGGCCTTCTTTGCGGCGGTCTTGGCCGGCTTGCTGGTGCTGGTGGTCTTGGCCACGGTTGGATCCTCGCTGTGGTTGATGGGTGGATCTGAAGTACTCAGGCGCCCAGGTTGCCCTGGGCGCCACGACCGACACCTGGCGTCAGGTGGTCGGAATCACCGCCTTGAACAGGAACCCGGCTTCCTTCGACTGGACGATTTCGCCAACCGACTCGCCCACGCGCACGCGGGTGGCGCCGCGCATGCCCGTTTTCTCTTCGGGGATCTGCTTTGCCACGCGCTCGCCGAACTCGGCGGTGATGCCCCAGGAGGGCTCCGAACCCTGGGTCTGCACGATATTGCCGCGGCGCAGCAGGGCGAAGTCGTTGCCCCACACACGGGTGTACTGCGGCACCTGGCCAGGCTTGGCGATGTTCACCCACGCCGCGCCGGTCAGGATTTCGTCCAGCTCGAAGTACTGCGCCACCTGCACGCTGGACACGATGCCCTTGCCGCTGGTGTTGCCGGTGATCGCCGACACGATGCTGATGTTCTTGCGCAGCGCGTTGAGGACCGCCAGCGAAGTGACGCCGATGTTCGGGCGCACCAGCGGAATGTTGATCGCGTCCAGAATCTGGCCAGACGGATCCGCAGCGGCCTGCTGCCACTGGTCACCGGTGGCCACGGTGGTGCTGTGGTTGAAGTTGGCGGTGTCGCGCACCTTCGATGCCACGCGCAGCTCACGACCCAGGGCAATCAGGTTGGTCAGGCCCTCGGTGGCGCGGCCCAGCGGATCCAGGCTGGAGCCGGCCGGAACGTCGGCAATGTCATCGTTCGGGATCACGTCATCCAGCGCGTGATCTTCGGTGAAGCCCGGACGCTCGATCGCGGTGAACTCGACTTCGGTCGGGCGGCCCTTACGGCCCACCAGGGTGACCGGCAGGGTCAGGCCTTCGGCGAAGTCCCATTCGTTCCACTTGAAGGTGGTACGGGCCACCTGGGTGCGGGGCATCACCTGGTCGGCGATCAGCTCGCGGTTGCGAAACGCCAGCGTCAGGCCGGAGAGTCGCGGGTCATTCGGATAAGGGCGCTGCATGGTTGTGGTCCTCTCGGGTTCGGGGTGTTGGATGCTGCGTTGTGGGTTGTTGAACCCGGTTGGATCAGGCGGTGGCGGTGAAGAAGCCCAGGCGCACGTCGACGGTGCCCAGGTCACCCACAGCGCCGGCCAGGACGGCAAAGCCGACGATGCGCTGGCCACTGGTGGTGGCCACGATCGCGCGGCCCTGGGCGTCGGCGGTGAGCGCCGCGCCGCGGGTGACGGTGCCGCCGTATTCGACGGTGGCATAGCCGTCGACCACAAAATCGGTCACGTCGCCCTGGGCGGCATTGAGGGAACCGTGCACGCCCAGGATCGGGTCGGACGCGGCAGCAGCCTGCAGTGCGGCAGCATCGGCCGCGCCGTGCTTGCCGATACGGTGCTTGACGATCGCAGCACCGGCGCGGAAAGACTTGATAAGGCCATCGGTACGCATGGACATGGGTAGAACCTCGCTGATATCGGGTGTTGGTGGTGGTGGGTGCTTCGCCGGGTTCTACCGGGTCAGACGTTGGCGGCGGGGTTGGGGTCGACCTGCTGGACGTTGAACTCGCTGCACACCTGCTGCGATGCCTCCGAGTAGGAGAGCGACTTGCCAGCGGCGCGGGCCTTGTCGACCTTTTCGGCGATCTTTTCGGACAGCTGTTTCTGCGTCAGGGCCTCGCCCTGGCCGTTGCCGTTGCCGGAACGCTCGCTGTAGTCGATGGCCTTCGGCATCTTGCCCAGCAGCGCCTGCAGGGCAGACAGCTGCGAAACGGTCTGCACCTTGCCGTCGACCGGCTCGCCGAACTCGATCACCTGGGCGGTGTCATCCAGGGTGGCCATGAAGGCGGCCAGGTGCGCGCGCTGTGCCGGCAGCACGCGGCCAGCCTTCACGTGCGGCTCCAGGGCGGTGTTCATGGCGGCAACGCGCTGGGCCTTCTTGTTCTGAGCATCGCGCTCGGCGAACTCGGCGGCTTCGGCCTTCAGGCGGTCGTTTTCGGCCTTCATCGCTGCGATTTCTTCGGGGGTCATGGTCGGGTTTTCCTCGGTGGTGGTGGCCGCGGGCGCGACCTCGGTGTAAGCGGGGGTAACAGCGGCGTTTTTCTTGCTCTCTTCGCGGGCGCGCTCCGACATGCGCAGCGCCTCCCGCTCTGCATCGCGGATCTGCCAATCCGGCATCTGCTTATCGGCTTCCTCCAGGCCCTTTTCGCCGATCAACGCATCCCGGAATGCGCGCATCTGCCGGGCGAAGCTGTCCAGGGTGTTGGCCAGGCTCCAGCGGTCCTCAGTGGTGAACTCATCGAACTCCAGCACCAGGTCCGGACGCGGATCCGGCGCGGCGAAGTCCAGCGGGGCGGCTTCCTCGCTGAACTGGATATCGCCCAGGCCCTTCAGCGCCGGCGGCACCGCGCCAAGGAAGCCGATGTGCTTCGGGTACAGGTTGCCCGGGCTGGGGTTGCTGGGATGGTCGGGCATGTACCAGGAGGCGCTGCGGTTGCGGTAGGCGCCCGACTCGACCAGCTCGCCGAAATTGGCCTCGACCTTCTCCGGATGGGCGACCACGTGGCCGTCCTCATAGGTCAGGCGCTCGGCCCAGCCATACGCACGGTCTTCCTGTTTCGGGTGCCCGATCACCAGGGGTGCGGCGTAGAGCTGCGGGCTGTAGGCGCCGACGGCACGGATCAGGTCGTCTTCGGTGAACTCGATCACCGTGCCGCAAGATGCGGTGTGCTTGCCGGGGCGGAAGATGCGAAACGGCTTCATTGGATGGGCTCGCGCGGGTAGTCGGCGAGCATCTTCCCAGCAGCGGCAAGGCCCGTGAAGGTGTGGCCCCCCACAGTCAGGGGCCTGAATCACCCCTCGATCAAATTTCTTTCCGATACCTGTTGCATCGGATGGATAGTTCCATTACATTAAATCCCGTGGCCACGCCCGGCCACTTTCCCAGGAGCTGCAACCATGTTCGCCACCGTCCTCCGCACCGACTCCCGCCAGATTGCCGCCGACGGCCAGATGTTCGTGAACCGCGCCAACTACGGCAGCATGCCGGCTGAAGCGGTGCGTACCCATGTGCGTGATTGGGCCCTGTCGGAAGGCGTCATTGATCCGCAGGTGATCGTCCAGGAGAGCTATGACGCCGCGATCTACCTGGGCCCGGTCGACGCGACCGACCCGGACACCCTGCACTCCTTCAGCCTGGCGTTCGAGCTGTGAGCCGCCGCCCGCACAACAACGGTCGCGCCGCCCTGGTGGCGGTGCTGGCCATCATCGACATGGTGACCGTCGCATGGGCGGTCACTGCCGCCTGGGGGTGCCTGTGAGCGACAAGAATGCACCGCCGATCAGTGTCGGCGAGCCCATCCGCTGGGTGTTGGCCAACGGCGGTCCCTCGATGTTCGGCACCACGCCGGCGCGCGGGGTTTCGTACCGGGTGGATCCGCTGGATGACGTCTATGTGGCGTCCGCGGTCCACAAGTCCAGCAGCTGGGGTGGACCGCCGCGGGACGTGGTGACGCCGCTGCGCCACTGCGCGAACCAGGACGCCGCGCGCGAGGCATGCCAGCAGGCCGAACACCGCCGCGCCTGGGAAATGCTTCCCGAACCTGCCCGGCAGCTGCTGCTGGCCAACCGCCAGCGGGTGATGTGATGGCCAGGCCCAAGAGCATGCAGGCTACGCCGGCGCAGGTCACGCTGATGCTGGCCGATCAGGACAGCTTGAAGCTGCTGCACCGCGCGTTCGCCGGCTCGCGTGACTGCTGGGCTTCGTTGGCCATCCGGGCGAAGGTGACCAGCGACAACGCCGCCAAGGCGCGTGACACCCGCGAGGCCGCCAGGCATGCGGGCCGTGTGACCGAATACGAACGCCGCGCCGCTCGGGTGCAGGCCTTCATTGATGAGCTGCCACCCCTCGATCAGGAGTAGACCCATGCGTATCCAAGCCATCCGCCGTTCCCGTCCCGAACTGCTGGCCATCCAGGCCGCGCGCCGTGCGCGCATGGAAGCCCAGCGCCCGCGCCGCGTGCGCCCTGCCCAGGAGCCGACCCGATGAGCGCCCCGCACCCCACCGACACCAAAGACTGGCGCTGCCGTGGCTGCGGCTGCACAGACACCTGCGCTTGCATGGGCGGCTGCACCTGGGTTGATGTGGAGTTGTGCAGCGCCTGCATTCAGAAGGATCTGCCGGCGCCGGCACCGCTGCCGCTGTTGCGGGTCGGCGCCGCGGACTGGCACGCGCTGCCTGAAGCCGTGCTGCCGACCGACGATATCGGCGGTGGCGTCACCCACGATATCTACAGCGCCACCATGTACCTGAGCGTGGAGCGCTCCAGCTCGACCATTGGGCGCGAGCTGCCGGCATACGTGGCCATCCCGCAGAAGTCGCTGGCGCAGGCGGTCTATGCCCTGCAGCGCGCGGCTGACTCGATCAATCGCACCCTGCACGACAAACAGACGGCCCAGCTGATCCAGGAAGCGACACACGCTGAAATCACCAACGCCCTGCAGCTGCTGGAGCGTGGCGAGTGAGCCGCCGCAACCGCAGCGAGGCGGTGGCCAACAGGGAACTGGCCATGCGCCCGTTGCCGGTACCGGTGCGCCGTCCGCCGGCGAAGCCTCCCACCGCGTGGCAGCGCGTGCGCGCACTGGCCCGCCGCCTTGGCTTCGGGGTCCACCGTGGCGGCATCTGACCTCGATGCGCTGCTGAAGTCCCTGGCCAAGCCGGCGACGGTTGAGGAAATGGTCGCGCGCGGGGATCTGATCGACTCGACCACCTTTGCCAGCTGGGTGGGCTTCACCGTGCCGGCGTACATGACGGATTCGGTCTATGACGCCGTCATCGGCTCGCGCGCCCGCAAGCGCCTGCTGAACTCGGAACACCACGCCCGGGGCATGCGCATGAGAGCGCTGTGGCACGCCATCCAGGCCGAAACGATTCGGCGCCGCCGCTCCAACAATGGGGCCGAATCTATCCGCCTGGACGTGCCGGCGGCTGATCGCCTTGGCCGCGTGATGCTGGACGTCCGCACCGGCATGGATAACCAAACGATGTACCTGATTGTTCGACTCACTGGAGAGTGACCAATGGCAAACGAAACCTCTTCCCCGGATCCGGCGGAAGCCATGAAGAAGCTGGGCATGGCGCTGAAGCGCATCGGCCCCAGCGCCCAGCAGGCGGCCAGCGTCACCGGGCAGATCAGCCGCTCCGTCGTGCTGTCGCAGCGCCGCAGCCTGTACCGCGCGCGCATTGGCGGGATCCGGTACCGGCTGACCTCGCTGCGGCAGGATGACGACCTCGCCGCCCGCATCGAGCTGCGCACGGCCCGCCGGGCGGCCAATCGATACATGGAGCGCTGCACGCTGGCGCTGCTCTTCCTGGCGCTGGTGGCCGGCCTGGCGGCGATCGCCTCGGCATCGATCGGCGGTGCGGCATGAAGCGCCTGCCGACAACCGCCCGGGCATGCAAAAGCCGTCTGTTCGGCTGGTCGCGCCGCGTGGATCCGGACGGGTGCGTTCACTGGCATCTGTTCCGTCGCTGCAGTAACGGCAAGGTGTATGGCCAGAGCTTTGCCGCGGCTCCGATCGACCAGCGTTCCAAGGCTGCGCGCGGCATTCGTGCTGCCCGCGCACAGCTGCGGTGGTCGGTCGACCAGGTCGAATTCGCCAGGCTCGGGCTTCATGACGACACGCCGCCGCCGATCGCAAGCACCACCGACCTGCCGGGCCTGTTGCTGTACCAGGGGAGTGACGCGCAGACGCTGGATATCCTGACCAGCATGGGCAACGCCGATGTATGCCCGCCGGGCGCGCTGCGGGGTGAAGAGTGAACCGCCGCATGATCCGCGCCAAGGCGGCGCGCAAGGCATACGCGGCGATCGCCCGGGCCCGCCTGCGGCGCCGGCATGACGACATGATGGATTCCATTGGCCACCTGACTGGCCTGTTCGCCAGGATGCGCAAGGCCAACGCCGCATCGTTGGTCAGCCTGAAGGATCTGGCCAGGCAGATGCGCACGTACCCCGTGCGGCCGTTCTCCCACCCAGCCCGCGGCCTGCAGCTGGCTGGCGCTACCGTGAGCTACCGCGCGCCCGACGACACCCTGCAGGCGCTCGGGGTCATCTGCCCAGGCTTCACGATCGAGGATGACGTCGACCTGGCCAGCGAAACCGCCACCCAGGTGCATGAGCGCCTGGAACGGCAGTACCGCCTGCAGCGCGAGGAACTGGCGGCCAGGCCGGCGCCAAAGGGTTACCAATGGGTGCCTGGCGATTTCGGATTTAACTGCGCTGGCGAGGCGCGGCAAGGGCCGCCCATGCTCCGCCTGGTTCCCTGGCCCTGCTCCTTCTGCCTCCGTGAGCCCGGCCCTTCGCGCAATCCCGAACCGGCCCCGCGGCTTGTGCCAGCGGGCCGCATCACCACCTGTTCCCTTTGCCGCGCCGCCGGCGCACCGGACTACCTGCCATGAGCAAGCCGCACATTGCCCGCATCGGATCCTGGTGGTACGCCGGCACGCGCCGGGCACCGGATCTGCGCACTCGGGCTTACACGCCGCGCCGCGCGCTGGAGCTGCTGCGGTTCCACCGCGACCACGATGCCGTGGCCAGCCTTGTGGGGGAACGCCGATGACCGTCGACCAGCTGCAGCTGTTCACCGAACGCGAACACCGATCGCTGGGCGCACCGCCGGCGCCGAACGCACACGGCGTCTACCTGGAGCCAGACGAAACGCTGACGCTGCCCAGCGGTCGACCTGGCGGACGTGGCCAGCACGCCATGCCCTTGGCCGAAATAGATCTGCTGCACGTTCCGGCGTTCGGCTGGATCTACTCGACCAGTTACCACCTGGGTGACACGGGCCGCATGTCCCCGCTGATGCTCACCAGGATGGCGCGAGGGGATAGCCGGGACGATGCGCTGGCCAGGGCGGTGGATGAACTTCAGACCTCTATGGCCAGTGTCGTGAAGTGTGGGCACAGCGACTCGGAACGCACCAGGAAACTGGCCCGCTCAGTGAAGGCTTGGGCGCAGGGGCTGCTGGCCTAATTCGGCGCCGCCGGCGCGCACCTGGTCCACCCAACGCATAAGCCCCGGATTCCCGGGGCTTTTTTCGTGGGCGAAAGTGGACCAGTTTGACTACACCAGGCCACGGCCTGCAGCGATGCGTGCGACCAGCGCCTGCAGCGCCTCTTCGGACAGGTCAACGCCGGCGGCGGCCAGCGCTTCCCGCAGCTCGGACTGGAGCGATGCGGCCAGCGCCTGGCGCGACCCGGCCGACTTCAGTTCCACCATGACCGCGGCCAGCAGCTCGGTGGGCTTGGCCAAGTCATCCGCCCACGACTCCACGGCCTCCAGAGCGGCCCGCTGCGGGCTTCCTACGGGTAGAGCGCGGATATCCCCCAGCTCTGCGTCTGCGGCGTCCTGCAGCGCGCTGTCCGTGCGCTTGGCGTCCATCGTGGAGCGCAATGCGGCCTGGGCATCGTCCGGCAGGGCGTCGAATGCAGCCCGGGCGCGCGCGCTGGGTTTCTTGTTGGCCAGGTACGCCTTGCGGTAGTCGGCCAGGCCGGCCTGCTGCTCGGCCCGGGTGGCCTGCGCCTTGGCCGCCTGCAGCTGCTGCGCCGGCACCATGCCGCGGCCCGCTGGCGTAGCCTGCAGCGCGCGCAGGGCTGGCGCCAGGTAGGGCGTGCGTGCCTCCAGGGCGGTGGTGATGGCGCGCTGTGCCGCGCGCTGTGCTGCCTTGTCGGCACCCTTGACCAGGCCGGTGCTGGCCAGGCCGGTGCGCTTGCTCCCGCCGGCGGCCGCGGCCACTTCCTTGCCGGCTGCAGCTGCTGCCTCCAGCCCCTTGGCGGCGCTCGATCGAATGGCCTCCGGGTAGCTCTGCAGCTTCTCGGCCTGGGTCTTGGCCAGCGCCTTGTTGCGGGCCTCGCCGACGTTGGTCTGCCAGCCCGGATCCACGCCGGCGGGAACCTTCTCCGCCTTGCCGGTGGTCGGGTTGGTCCAGGTGTAGGTGCCTCCCTTCGGCCGCTTGCTGACGACCAGGCCCATATCGTCCAGGTCATCCTGGGAGAGCTGGATCACGCTGCAGCGGCAGTTCCACCCGTTTGGCGGGTAGTGCGTCTGCCACCACGGATCACTGATCGGCAGCACCACGCCATCCCAGGAGCGATGCTCGGGCCTGGTGCGCAGGTCATCCACCGCGTCGTACATGAGGAACGGCGCCAGCTCGGCCTGGTCCTGGATATCGTCCCACTGCCCGCTGGCGTAGGCGCTTTGCATATTGGTGCGGTAGATCGTCTGCAGGCGGGCAGGGCTACCAAGCTGGGCCGTCATCTGCCGGCCGCCCGGGGCGTCGACCAGCTGTTTACCCCACCACCCCTTCGCCTGCAGGGTGGGCACCAGGTCATCCATCCAGGCTTTGAACGGCACACCCTTGGCCAGTGCATCCTCCAGGCTCTGCTGGACGGTGGACAGCAGATCCGTGTCCATCATCTTGGCGATCGTGAAGGCGCGGGCGTGTTCGTCGCCGACCATTTCCTGCCAGTTGAACGTGGTCCGCAGGCCCTTGGCCCGGAAGAAGTCCAGGGCCTGCTGCGGCGGCATATCCCAGGACGATGCGGTCGGCACGTCCAGGAACTCCAGCACCTGGCGCGCGAGGTTCACTCGTTGCCCCTCCAGCGGGCCAGCAGCCTGGCGACCACGTTGGTGTTGCGGATCTGCTCCACGGCCCGCTGGCTCGGCAGCTCGGCCGCCATTTCAGCCAGGCGCACCTGCATGGTGGCGAAATCGCCCGTCTCTTCGCCATACGCCACGATCTGCGCCACGCGATCGCCGACGGCGTCCGTCCGCCTGGCCAGCACCTGGGCGGCCTCCAGAATCACCTGCTGGTCAGCTCGCTTGCCGGCGCGCAGCACGCCGATGGCGCCCAGCTCGGCGAAGTCGGCCGCGGCATCGAGAGGGCCAGGCTGCGCCCGGAACGAACCGTCCCCGGCGCCCAGGTTGATGGGCTCGGCCTTTTCCCAATGGTCGCCATACCGCGACTTGATGTATTCCTCGGTGGGGCTGAAGCCAAGCGCCTTGATCTTCGTATCCGTCTCGGCGGCCGCCGACAGATCCTCATCGGGCTCGACCTTGCGCCACACCTTGGGCACGCGGGCGCCTGGAAAATTCCATTCCGTGAGCCAGCGCGCCACCTGGTCATTGAAGCTGCCGCAGATCAGGTCTGCATCGGCCTTGACCAGGTCGTCGCGCACCTGGGCCTGCAGGTTCTCGTTGCCCAGCTTGCCGGGCGTGCCCTCGCTGCTGGCGGTCTGGCCGATGATGACCTTGGCCAGCGCTGCGTCCATCTTGTCGTACAGGTCGCCATAGGTGCCGGTGCCCGATCGCGCGGCCTCCAGCAGATCCACCGTGGTTTCGGCCGGCACCACGATGGCGGCCTCACTGCTGAACTGCAGCAGCGCTTCCAGGACGGCGTCTTTCAGCTCTTCATCCTTCCACTTGCCAGCCGGGATCTTGCCGATCGCCGTCGGGGCGCCGAACTTCTCCACGAACACCAGCCAGAATTTGAGGTCGTTGCGCTTGAAAAACACCGGCCAGTAGCAGTAGTGCGCCAGGCCCAGGCCGAACGGTTCATCGTCGTTGTCGGCGCCGACGTTGACCGTCCAGAATTTGCGGTCCGGCATGCGCTCCCACTGGCCCGTCTTGCTCAGGAGCCACACGCTGCCGTCGGTGCCGTACAGGAAGCGCGAGCGGTTGCGCACCTTGATGCCGGTCAGCTCCACGCGATCGCCAGACGGGGCGTACATGCATTCCGCCACGGCGTGGCCATACCAGCGGGCGTAGAGCATGCCGTCGGTGACGCGATCCCAGCCGATGCGCTGCAGCTGCTCGCGCAGGTCGTCGGCCGCGGCTACGTCCAGGGGATCCTCGCTGGCAGCGTCCACGATCCATTCTTTCGAGGTCACCGCCAGGCGACGATCGGCGAAGGTGGCGGCGCACTGGTCGTCGCGTAGCGTCTCCCGGTACAGCTTGTAATCCCGGGCGCCCTTGCTGACCAGGATCGGGTCGGTGGGCTGCATCAGCTCCACGAACGGCGAGCCGACCAGGCCGCCGCCGCGGCCGAACTTGGCGTATTCCTCGGCGCTCGGCCGCTTGGGGGTTTCGGGGGTTTCAGTGGCCATTGCTTAGAATCCTTCAGTTCCTGCGGGTCCGCGGCGAACTCTACTCGACGTGGGCGGTGTGCCGCGGGTGCGGGTTTCCGCAGCCACCGGTTTGGCCGGGGTGCGGGGCGGTGATCCAGGTGCTTCCAGTTTGAGGCCTGCACGGGTGCCGGCGCTGGCCACCTGCGGGATATGGGTGAGTGGGAAGCTGCGCAGCCACTCCAGGAACTGAGACACGCTATCGACCTGGTCGTCGTGCACGCCCTTGGTAGGGAAGCTGGTCAGTTCGTTTTCAAAGTCCAGCAGCCATGGCGCGCGCTGCGGGATCCACATACGCCCCGCTTCCATCAGTAGCGTGGAGCTGACGGCCCGGGTGACCTTGTCGCCGTCGGGCTCGATCGCCTTCACCGGCAGGTTCGTGTCGTTGCGCAGATCCTGGATCAGCGACGTGCCGCTGGCCTTGTCCTCGATCAGCACCACGTCGGCGCCCCACTTGTCATACAGCGCGATCGCCGCTTTCTTCAGGTCCGGGTAGACCATGCGCTCGCGCACCACGTCGACCAGGTAGGCGTTGCCGGTGTCCATTACGGCCCACACGGTGCCCACGCTGGGGTCGTTTACGTCGGCGTCCTTCTGCGCCGTATCCCAGCTGTGCACCCAGGCCACGACCTTGCCAGGCGGCAGCGCCAGGCGGATTTCCAGCGGCGTTGGATCCACGTTCGGGGTGCCGTCTGCGTTGCGCACGGCGTACCGCTGCCACCACTTCGACTTGATGACGCCACCCTCTTGGGTCGCGTACCAGTCGCCGTTGAGCCAGGCCGCCACCAGCCAGGCAGGGCCTGAGCCGCGCAGGCGCATGGCGTAGTTCGGATCTGAATTGACCAGCTCGGCGTTGTCGCTCAGGCGGCTGGGTATGTAGACGCGCACGCGGCCCGTCTCGGGGTCGCGCCACGGCACCATGGGTTGGCGGTTGCGGATATATCGGTCAACGATCCACGCCTGGCCAGGGCCGCCTGGGTTGGCAGTCATGACCTCCCGGATGGGTACCCCGTTCTTGTCGCGCAGGGTGGCCGAAAGCTTGTCCAGGGGCGCGCACGCGGGGAAGTTGCCCCCCTCATCCTTGCCCAGCCAGTTGTAGGAATGGCCCTGGTAGCGGCTTGCATCGGCATCCTTTTGCAGATACCGCATCTTCAGGAAGCCGCCCCACGGGAACCGCCAGGTGTATTTGCCGGCCTGCCACCTGGCGCCCAGCGGTAGGAACAGCTCCTGGCTGCGGGCGACCACTTCGTCCAGTTCATCGTATGTGCGGCGGATCAAGATCCCGCGGAAGTGGGGCGCATATTGCTGGCTGTAGATGCCGGCATCGCCCAGGAGCGCGTCAGTCTTGCCGCCACCGCGCGCGCCGCCGAACAGAATGTCATCGGCCGGGCAGGCGATCAGAAGCGACTGCGGCCCACGCTGGGGCCGCCACACAAGGTTGATCGGGAAGGCGCCCGCCTGCAGCTCGCGGGACGTGCCTTTCAGTCCGCCGCGTTGCGCTGCTGCTGTGCTTCCCATACCGCCTCCGCTTGCTCCTGCCACTTCACCAGGTCAACGTCCGGCCTGCCAGGCAACGTCCAGCGGCCGGGGCCTGCACCGGTGTCACCGTCACCCAGGGGAACGCCAGTCTCGGGGTTGCGCGCGGCCGGGATCATCCAGCCCATCAAGCGGGCCTGCGCCAGGATGCAGCGCTGAACCTCGCGCATGCACTTCACGTCGCCCTTGATCGCACCCAGCATCGCCCTGGCCAGCACCTTCTCCAGGCGACCAAAGGCCAGCGCGCGCATGCGGTCGGACTGCTCCCGCTGCTCGGCGTCCATTTCCTCCAGTGCGTGTTTCAGGTGGGTGTGCACCACGGACGGGGCCCGGCCCACGCGTTCGGCGATCTGAGCGATCGTCAGGCCCAGGGTGCGCAGCTCCAGCACCTGGGCGCGGATCTTGGCTGCAGCGGCGTAGCGGGGTTGGGCGGTGCGCCTGGAACGCTTCGCCCGCGGCTTGGCCGCGGGCTTCTCCGGTGTCCCCTGTTTCTTGGCCATGTCAGCCTGTCAGCTGTTGCGATGCAGCGATTATGCGGCCTGGCCGTCGCTTTCAGGCTGTGCCGCGGGATCTTCGTCCGGAAGGCGGGCAAAGATCCTCTCCACCACTACGTCCAGGGCCAGGTAGGCCTGGGACGATCTGCTGAAGTGGTTGCGGCTCTCGGTGTACTCGCCGGCGGCCGCAATCCACACGTCACTGTCGATATCGCTGCTGTCGCCGTTGGCGAAATACCCATCATTCAGCAGCTGCTGCAGCGGGCCTGCCGCCTCGGCCAGGTCGCCCTTGGTGATGGTGAAATTGCAGCAATTATCGCTCTCCATGGCCTTGACGATTTCGGCCAGCAGCTGGGAAGTGTTCATGTCAGCTCTTCCCCTGGTTTCACGCCGTGCGGGTGGTGAATGACCTTAACCCCGGGGCTCTCACCCAGGGAAATATGCCTGGCCATTTCATCCGCAGTCATCCCGGAAACGCTATATGCCTCGCCTTGGGTGGTGGTAAGGCGACACCCACCCGGATTGGACTGGTCCTCAATCAGCTCGATCGCCGTGGTGCGCAACCACAGCGATCGGGGGTTCGTGGTGGTGGTGCGAACCTTGATGAATGGCATGGCCTCAGTCCTCCGGGTCGCTGTGCTGCACGCCGTTGCTGGCATCGAGCTGCAGGCCCTTCTGTTGCGGATCCGCCGGCGGCGGCTCGATGGCCTCGGCTTCATCCAGCGCCGGCGCAAGCACCAGGATCACCTGCTGCTGCACCGACTCGGTCAGGTGTTCGTCAATCTGAGCGGCCTGGATGGACAGCACCAGCTTGGCGCCCTTCTTGATCGTGATCTGATCCAGCGTTGCCACGATGTGGTGGGTACCGCGGGCGGCCAACGTGCGCACCGTGTCTTTCGCTACGCCACGCACGCGGGCGGTGACGAACTCCAGGATCTCATCCTGTTCGTCCTCGCGCAGCATGTGCCACGGGGCGCGCAGGCGCTGCATGGCCTGAACGATCACGTCCAGGATCCCATCGCCCAGCTGCAGCTCGGCCTTCGGCGCGATATCGGTAATCAGCGTGCGCTGGGCGTCATAGGCTGCGGACTGCTCGGAAGCTGCATCCAGCTTGTCGAACGCCTGGATGCAGAAGCCGGTGCGCTCGGCGTTGGTGAGGCCGTTCCACGCGGCCTGCAGCTGGGACTGATCCAAGCCGGGATTGGCCTTGTGGTACAGCGGCAAGGCGTGTTCGCCGATCAGATCGCCGGCGGGAATGGTGCGGCCATCGGCCAGGGTGAACTCGGGTTCCATACCGGGGTAACCCAACAGGGACAGGGGCGACTGTTTGCTCATGGTGCGTTTTTCTCCGTTCGTGTGATGGCGTTCGGGCAGCGTTTCATTTTTTGCTCTTCCCGGACGTGCCCTGTGCGGGCAAGCGGAATGTATCAGGACGCTAACGGGATTAGCAAATCGGCTTTGCTCTTAACCCGGGGGGATTCGCTCGGAAGTCTTGCCAGTGGCCGATTCCCAGGCCATCACAAGGCCGTCAATGGCAAAGGGGTCGCTATGGATCACGAACAGCTGCGCGGGGTTGCTCTTCACCGTCAGGGGCAAAATCGCCAGGTCGGCAAAGTCCCGAATGGTTGCGCCAGGCATTCCGGCTGTAACGGCCAGCTGGTGCGATTCATCCTCAATGTCGCCACACAGCAGCCGGTGCTGGCCAAGGTTGATGATTTCGCCCCACACGGTGATCGCTTCGGCCGGCGTGGAGCTGCCACCGCCACCGTCACCGGACTGAGGATGCAGGCTGGCCAGGAACTCCAGCAGATCCGCATCGTCGGCGGTTATCTCACCCAGCAGCTGCTCGAGCATTTGATCGTCGGTACCGGCCATCGCGGCGATCGGGTCCAGCGTGGCCAGGGCGATGCGCTCTTCGTTCTCGGACAGGTCGACGTAGACCACCGGTACCGACTCGCCGCGGCGCAGCGCGCGCTGAACTCTCAGGTGGCCATCAATTACGTGGCCGGTGCGCTTGTTCACGATCACGCGCTGGATCCAGCCGATGCTGTTCAGCGCACCGTCCAGGGCGGCGCCTTGCTCAGTGCTGTGCACGCGGAAATTCTCAGGGTTGGCCAGCAGCTGGTCGGCCGGAACCTCGGCCTCACCGACAATGCGGCTCTTCCAGGGATTGGGTTTGCTCTTCCTCGCCATGTCGGCGTTCCTCGCGGGTGGGTGACGCGGGGAGTGTACGGCCGGGGCTGTTCGCGGGATGGCCGATTCCGTGCGCGGAAAGCCGATATCCGGCAAAAAAATCGAGAAAAGCGTATGTGGTGGCGGCCGAAACGTGCACGCCAGAAAGAAGAAGCCCCGCCAGCTGGGGGAGCGGGCGGGGCTTCAGGCGGCCGTTGCTGAGACAGTCGCCAGCCAGGGGGATCTGGCCAACAGCGTGGGGAACGCTGCCGGGCAATCCTACAACGAAAAACCCCCGGGGGTCGCCCTCCGGGGGTTTTCGGCCTATCACCTTGGGCCGCAGGGTGGCACCCCGTTGGCTTGGATCCGGTTCGCCCTCCGGATCCGCGGCTCCCATCGCTCACTGGAGTGCTGGCCAGGCCCGGCAGCAGGGAGCCATTCCCATACCAACCTGCCGCCGGAGCCCGACAACGCGGATCCTACGGACCTGCGGCCGGGGCGTCAATCTGGCGCTGCAGGCGGTTGCGATCGCGGATGCACCGCCACTGCCACCAGCTGCAGGTCGGAAGCCGCGACAGCTCGATGCGCCTGGTCGCGGTGTTGACGAACTCGCGGGTGCGCCGCTTGTCATCGTTCTGCAGCCAGTTGGTGTCCTCCAGGGCGATCAGCAGGCCGAACGCCTCCTGGCCATCCTTCGCATCTTCAGCGCGCGTCACCGCTCCCTGCGGCTGGCGCTCCCGCGTCAGCTGCTGCACTCCCAGGCGGAGTACTTCCAAGTCGGTCGCGGGCTTCGCGTCGTTGGCGGGCGAGGTCGCGCAGCTGCATAGGCACGTCAGTGCGCAGCCAATGATCCAGGTCGGGGTTCTCACGGCGCAGCGTCTCCAGGTCAATGGCCATCTGCCGGGCATCCGCGGTGATGCGGACCTCGACGCGCTGGCGGTCGGTGGTGGTGGTGGCCAGGTCGGCGGTGATTCCGCCGGCGGCGGTTGCGGTGGCATCGCGCGCATCGATGGCGGCGGCGTTGTCCTGGGCGTCACGGCGCCAGGTGAGGATCTGCAGTACAGCGACGGTGGCCAGGATGGCCAGCAGGATCCAGATGGCAATACGGGCCGCGTTGCGAGCGGCCCAGGTCGGCGGTGTTTCGATCATGGCGAGGATCCAGGCGGTGGGTTCGCGCAGCATGGTGCGCCGCCTGGATCCGGTCAACGGTTACGGCAGCGGACCTATCGGGCCACTCATCGGCTTGCGGCTGCGGCGCGGGCGGAAGCTGTCCCGCAGCGCGCGCCATTCGCCCCGCACCCTGGTGCGCAAGCCCTGGTGCTTCCAGTCGTCGGTGCGGCGGTGCACGCCCAGGATGAAGTCCCACCACGGCGGCATGCCCGGGGTCGTCAGCCACACCAGCGCCCAGGACCAGGACAGGCCGGCCGTTCGCCAGGTCGCGCTGGGGTAGATCCACCCATCCTTCGTGAATGGCATGGCGAGCATGATGATGGCCATGCCGCCCACCCCGATCATGCCAAGGCGGCGAACGTGGTCGGTACCGGCCCATTGCGTGCGATCCATGTCTGCCAGTCGTGCGCAGGCGGTGACGAACAGGACGAACCAGGCGGGTGCAGCGATCAGGTACCAGGCATTCATGGCTTGTGGCTCTCTTCGTCGGTCGGGGCATTCTGCCCGGCCGTCGGTGTGGTGGGCGTGCGCTTGCGCAGCCAGGGGATGAAGTCGGACAGCTTGAATTCACTGACCTGAGCCAGTGCCCAGGCCTTGACCGGGTCGAACAGGTAATAGACGGCGATCGCCACCAGGCCGGTCACCGCACCTTCGGCCGCGGGGGTGTCCCACGTCCAGCCAGCGATCGCTGGCACGCCGCCGACCAGCAGGCTGGCCATGATGATGGTCGACAGCGCGCGCACGACCAGGCGCCCGCCAGGCCGCGGCGGGTTGTTGTCATAGCCCAGGGCGGCGAGGGTGCCCAGCGCAGCGCCCACGATCGTGGTTGCGCCCACGCCGATGATGGGGACGGTCATGTCGTTGGACAGGCCGGAGAGGAACGCCGGCACGCCAGCGGCGACGGTCACCAGGATGCCGGCGGCTTTCTCGGCGGCCATCACACCAGGCCCGCCAGATACTGAGTCTTGCCGGCGATGGTCTTGGCGGTGAGGATTTCCCGGCGGTTGCGCGGGCCATAGCTGACGTGCACCCAGCGGCCGAACTCCTGGATGACCTGGTCATAGGGCAAGCCCATGCTGATGATTGCCTGGGCGACCTGGCGGCTGGTCATGCCCGGGACGGTGATATCAGCGGCTTGGCCAAGCCGGTGCTGGCTGGAGCTGGCGCCGCCTACGGCCTTGTTCACCGCTTCGCTGCGGTAGCCGCTGGACACCACGATGGGCTTGCCCAGAGACTCGCGCAGCGGCTGCAGGATATGGACGGCCAGCTGGCGAAGCGCTTCGCGCTCGGTGGCGTTGGGGGTGTTGCCAAGCGGGTGCCTGGTTACGGTCAGCTCGGCAAGCGTGAAATTCTTGCTCAGGTTCAAAGCGGTGCCCCCATGTTGAGTGGCGGCATTGTTGCCCCTACAGGGCAGTCAGATCAGGTGCGGGTTGCCACACGGGCCTTGCGGTTCTCGCCTTGGCCAAGGGCATCCAGGATGGTGTGGACATGCCGGCGACTGACTCCGAAGTCCTCCGACAGCTTGGTGATGCTGCTGCCGCCCTTGAACTTGGCCACGATCGCCGCATTGCGCAGGTCGATCAGGAAATTGCGTTCCGCCGGCAGATACAGTTCCGTGCCGCCGTAGTAGGTGGCCATCACCTTCGCCGAATCCAGGCCTATGGTCATCGCCAGAGGATGGTCCTGGCCTATCTCGGTCGGCACCTTCAGGCGCCGACCTCCCCATGCCCTCAGCAGCTCGATGGCGTGCTGGTGCCCAATGAAGTCCACCAGGTCATCAAGAATCTTCAGTGCCATCGCCGCCGCTCGCTTCACGAAACCGCGGAAAGCGTACCACCGGTAGCGGATTGCTGCAGGACGAACAGCTGGGCTTCGATCAGCTCATCGTCCGAACCGAACACCTGGTGGAACTCGCGGGCCTGGTGGAACAGGCTGGGCCCCCACCGCTCATAGGCGGCCTCTTTGCTCATGCCCAGGATGTGCAGCTGCTGGGTTCCAAAGTGGTGCCAGATGCAGCAGCCAAACCCCTCTTCGTGGCCACGGCGCATGTTGCCGCTCTTGCAGTGCTGGAAGGTGACCATGGGCAGCGGCATGCCGTCCTCATCCTCGCCACCACGCATGGCGTGTTGTGGGTCGATCAGGCCGGTGCTGACGCCGACCAGGCACGGAATGCACGGGCCGTTCTTACAGGCCAGCATGTGGGCCGACTCGGCGCGGGTGGCTTTCTTGCTACCGATCATGCGAGCCACCAGCGGCGGATCCGGCGCCACACCCGCGTGGCGTTGTCGGTCCCATCTGGATACGGGTGAAGAAGCCATGCAAAAGCCCACCCCGCCAGGAACATGGCCGCCTGCAACGCAATCGTTTTCATCCACATTGGCATCACTGCACCCCCTCTGAAAAATCGAATTCCGGCCCGCTGGTGCGTAGCTCGGCCGTTGTCTCAATGTCCTGCAGGCGGCCGGCGGCCATCTGCTGGTGTCGCTGCTGCAGGAGCGCCGGCGCTGGCTTGCCTGCCTTGCGCGCCCGGCGGGCACGCTCCTGGTCAACCTCACGCTGGCGCACCCGCGCGCCGCAGCGCTGGCTGCAGACCTTCCCCCACCCTCGCTTCAGGTCGACCAGCAGTGCGCTGTAGCCGCGGCCACAGCCTGCACAGATGCGGGCAACCTTCGTCCCCCGGCTCACATTTCCACCGTGCGGAACACATACCCGCGCGTCTTGCACCTGGTGCAGTCCAGGTGCGCCGGGCCGGTGGATCCGCGGCCTTCGCACTTCGGGCACAGCACGCGGCGGTCGTCGTCTTCCTGCTCATCGGCCGGCACGTCCGGCAGCTCCGCCGGCGGCGTGGCCTGGCCTGCAGGGCGATCGCTGGCGAAACTGTCGGGCACGAACCGGTCAGCACCGCCCAGCAGGTTGGCCAAGCCACCGGCGGCTGGCTTTGTTGCCGGAAGGTCGATCAGGAATCGGACTTCATGTTCTACCGGCGGCGGATCTTCGTGCTCTACAGGCTGCACTGGCTCGGCCACATTGGCGGACAGCCTTTTCAGCTCTCGAAACGCCATGTTCTTTGCTTCGGGCTGACCCACAACCAGGGTGATGGTCTTGGATGCGCCTGGCGCCGCAGCGGTGAGCCGCGGATCTGTCGCCGGCACCACCTGCCCGGTTTCAATGATCCGCGGGATGATCCCCTCCGGCAGCTTGCCGGCGAGGCCGCCCTGGTGGAACCGCTCCAGGGGATCACCCTTTCGCAGCACCTCTTCCCCGCGCTCCAGGATCTGATCGCCTTGGCAAGGTTTGGCGATCCCGCCCTGGTGGGAAACTACGCCCCCTTTAACGCTGGCCGCGGCGGCAAAGACATAGGCCGGCATCTTGCCGCACCCGTCCACCGGGCATTCCAGCTCGTTGAGCGCGGCCAGAGCAGCCGCGCCGCGGTCATTGATCCCGGCCGCCTCCATGCTTTCCCAAACCAGGCGGTGAATGGTCAGCAGCGGCATGCGCTGGAACAGCGCTTTCACCAGGCGTTCGTCCAGGCTGTAGTCGGCCGACGCCTCCAGGATCTGCGCCAGCGTCACGGCCGTGCGCTCTTCCTCGGTACGCAGGTCCAGGTCGCGGCGCTCGCCGGCGTCCCACGCCTGCAGCGCGCGCCGGCCAAGGTCAGTAATGCGGACCTTCACCCCGATCGCCTGGATCTGCTCGACCCAGCCCAGCCTACGCATGGCCGTGCACGCGCTGCCGAACGCCACGCCGCGCGCCCTGCAGCCAGCTGCGCCGGCCGCGTTCACCAGCTGCAGGAACTCGTGCCTGTTCTGCGTCCAGGTCGGTTTCGCCTCTCCCATCATGGTGCTGCCCTCTTCGATTCGATGTGTTGAGCGGCGCTCAATGCGTCCGCGTTGCTGGCGTGATAGCACCCGATCACCCCCTGGGTGTCACCTGGTCCGAACCACGCCACTCCTATGCCATTTTCGGTTTCCAACGACCGGTATTCCCGGCCGTTGGAAACCAGTACCACGCGCCCTTCATGCTGCTGGACAGGAAGCGCGATGAACAGGTCATCCTGCATCAACCTTCCCCAGGTTCGCCCTGCAGGCCAGGCACACGCGATCGCCGTCCATGTTGGTGACCTGGCGCTGGTGGGTGCAGTAGCTCCGGCGGATCGCCTCGGCCACGATGATGATGGCCATGGCCAGGATGGCCAGCACAACCACAAGCGGGGCGATCCACAGCCAGGAGCCCATCACGGGGAACTCCCGACCAGCACCTGGCGCAGGCATCCCATTGCCTCTTGCACCATGATCCCCGGCCGCGGATCAGGGCTTGAATTCAGGTCATCGAGCGCCGTCGACAAGTAACCCAGCGAGGTGTCGATCAGCGCCATGGCCTGGTGCAGGCCTGCAGGCTGCGGCTGGCCCTGCAGCTTGGCCACCCATGTGTCGGTGAACCCTGACTTGTCCCTGTTTTTCTGAAGCTCGGCCAGGCTCCAGTCAGTGGACTGCAGCAGGTGAAGATTGATCGTCACCTCACCGCCTGGGGCAGACCGTGCCAGCAGCCAAGCAAGGCGCTTGGCTTCCAGCAGATCGCGGGTGAGGGTTTCCACCTGCAGGCGCAGACGGCGCATTTCCATGCCAACCAGCGGTGAACTGTAGTTGCAGGCCTTGGCCGCTTCCTCGGCCCACTCGGGCCAGTCGCGGGCACTGCGGTTGACCAGTGAAACGCTGCCGCCGCCGATCGGGCGCTCAAAGTAGAACGGCGCGAAACCCTCGGTGGTCGGCTCCGGCACCGGCTGGCGAATCGTGAAGCCGGTGACACCCTCCCTGCGCTCATCGATGGCATCCACCAGGTCGCTCACCAGGTCGCCGGCGGAATGGCGGTCAACCTCGGTGGCAAAGCTCGCCTTTGCCAGGTGCTGGCGCAGACGCCTCACCGTGGCCAGCAGGTCTATATCTTGCGCCGGCATGGCGTAGAGCCGCAGGCGCTCTTCGTTCTGACCAATGCAGATGGGGCAGCTGGCGCCGCCGTCGGCGTGCGCGCCGTGTTCGGTGACGACCGGGATCGGCTTGCCAGCCTCGACAGCGGGCATCTTGAATTCCGCCGGCGCTGCATCGCGCTGGTCGGCCAGAATACGCAGGTCGCTCAGCACCGATTGGCACTCATCCCACAGTTGCCGCGGCGTGCGGTGGTACGTGTTCCCACACCACAGCCCGCCCTTTCCATCGGAGTGCCAAAGCTGCCCCCCAGTCGTGGCGGTGGTGCCGATGTGAATCTGCGTACTCGGGTCACTGGCTGCCTGTGAAACCGGACCCAGGTCGATGCCCTGCGCGGGCGGGGCGTCGAACAACTGGCGAAGCTCGATCATCCAACCGCCGTCATCAATGCGCAGATCGCCTCGCCCAGTGGCTCCAGCAAGCATTTTCGGCCCATCGCCGCCCATCACACGCTTGTAGGCCTCATATTCATCGCGAGGGATTTCCATCCATTTATCGTCATCGAAGCCGTTGTGACGTTCGTCTGTGCGCATCTGCCACGCCACCGGCTGGCGCGCGGCGAGGGCGCGAGCGTGCGCCAGTGCTTCGGCGTGGCGCTCCACCGGTTCCGGGTAGCGGTCATGCGTGGGCTTGCTGTGTTCAAGCGCGGCGATGATGGTTTCCAGTCCATCCCCCTGCACCTCGCCAACCTGCGCACTCGAAAGCGGCGCCGGCGGCTTCACCATGGACGGATTGGTTTCGATCAGGCGCACAAGCGGCCGATGCTCCAGGTTTTCTATATCCCGCGCGGTGCTGCCAGCGTTCCGCTCTTCGGCTTCATCCGCCCATTCGCAGTTCAACCCAACGGCGCGCAAGCGATCGAGAATCGCCAAAACAACAGCGGTCTTCCCGATGCCCACAGCACCGTGGACGTTGATGGTGATTTCGGCTTGGTCAGTCATGGCGGAATAGCTCCTGGATCAGATGGGTGATGTGGCTCTGTGCATTGACGATCAGCGCGGCGCGCGTCGCCTCGTTCATTTCTTCCCAATCGCGGCCGTACTGCACCGCCATGGCTTTGGCGATGCGTTCGGCGATCGCCTGGTGGATCGCGCCGGGCTCGTACACCAGGGCAGCGTCGGCGCGCGACATGCGGGCGGTGGCCAGGCTGTGCCAGGTGCGCACCAGCGACCGGGCACTGGCCATGGCCAGCATCACCACGTCGGTGCCGCCCAGCTCGGCGAGCTGCACGCGCACGCCGCGTGTGGTGAACAGCTCACGCGGCACCTGGTCGGGCAGGTTCAGCGTGATCTGCGCCACCGGCAGCGCGACCAAGCGCGTCTGCCGGCGGTCTTCATTTGCTACGGACATGGGGCCTCCAGGGCGTTGGAAGCCCGGCGATCAGCTCGCCGGGGTTTCGTCAATCTTGGTGTACGGGAACAGGGCTTCATTGGCCTTGATCTGGCGGATGAAGAAAGTCCCGATCGACGGCGCCGCGGCGAACTCGGCGAACTGCTGGGCGTTGAAGTTGGCGTAGTGGTACAGCGAGCCGGGCGCGCCATCAAAGCCCGGGAAGCGGATCGCCAGGGTGTTGGTTTCCGGGTCGTGGCCGAAAGAGTGCACCTGGCTGGACGCGACCGGTACCGGCTCCAGGGTTATCTGCGGCACTTCGCTGATGTGCTTGGTCGGAACGATGCGCTTCGGCTTGGCGGGGAACTTCGGCTGGGTGGGTTTCGGGGACATGGGTTTCACTCCTTAGGGTCGGTTGTGGGTGCAGCGGGGAAACAGCGGGGGCAGCAGCGTGTCGGGGCGTAGGTGCATGCCTTCAGCCACGCGCCACCATTTTTTGGCCTGCGGCCGCACTTGGCGGCGCGTGAAGTTGGTAGGCCTCCGCGCGCTGGCAGCAGGTGCACGACGTGCCCGCGGGACAGGTAGACCTGGACGGCATCAGCGGCGCTCATTCCGTCACCAGGCGCAGGGTGCGCATGCGCTGGCCCAGGGGCATGTGATTCAGGCGCACGCTCGGGTTCGTGTAGTTGGCCAGGAAGGCCGCGGCCTCGGCGCGGGTGGCGGTGCAGCTCACGCCGGCGCGGCGGTAACCGTGGACCACGATGCACTCCCGGCCGGTGGTGAACACCTTGTCGGTCACGCACCCGACCACCTGGCCATCGTCTTTGAACAGCACGCCATTGCATGCGTCCTCGATGGCCTTCACCAGGTTGCTGCAGTCGGGCTTCTTCGTGTGGTGCAGCATGCCTTCGGCGGCCAGGTCGCGCTGCCACTTCGTGTAGCTGGTCGGGATCTTGAAACGGAACTCCACCAGCAGATCCACCGGGCAATCCAGCGGCTCGCCGCAGGCGGCCTGCTGGGCAAAGTCGCGGACCAGGGCCTCAAAGTCCCGGGTCTTCTCCGGGGTGTAGGTCGACACGATCGGCTGGCCATCCTTCGTGAGGATGGGTTTCCCGCCGCGGCCGCGCTTGACCGTCGACCGTGCGCGGCCCTTGGCCACGGGGGTGTGGGGAATGGTGAAATGGAACAGCTTTTCAGGGGTGGTGGGCATGGCGTTGCCTTGTGAGTTATGGGTCAAAACAGTTCTTTGTGCAGCTTCTGCATCCGCGCCTTGTTCTCTTCGGGACTGAGCGGGTTTTTCGGGGTAAAGCTGGCGATGACTTCGGCTGCGTCAGGCTGGCGGCCGTGCGTTGGTTCGGGTGGTCCGTTGCGTTGGTAGCTCGGATTCTGCTGGGACGCCACCTGGGCCTTGGCCGCCGGCGCGGTCTTGCGCTTGTCGTGCTGCATCCGAACGTGAGCCATGAAGGCCGATTCCCAGGGCCTGGCCTCGCCACGCTCGGTCCAGTACATGCGGAACTCCGGAAGCACCTTGCGGATGAAGTCCAGGCCGAAACCGGCATCCAGCAGCTGCTGCTGGCAGGCCTCCGACGGAAGCCACTGCATCGTCATCAACGGGCCAGGCGGCTGTTCCTCTTTCGACTTATCCACACCCCCCTGATTTGTAGAACTCTCAAACTCTAAAACCTCTTTAGTAGTAGCCCTACCCATATTGGGTAGGGTACCCGCCCCATCTTGGGTAGACCCCCTACCCATTTTGGGTTGCCCCAATTTGGGTAGGGTGCCAGCCACCAGGGCGACGTCGATCGCCTCATATTCCAGGCGATACCGGTTGTTTCTGCCCTCCACTGCCTTGATCGTCAGCAGCCCGTCATCGCGGAGTTTGTAGACCGCACGGAACAGGGTGTTTTTGCTCAGGAAGGGGAACGTGTGTTGCAGGTCGGCGTTGCCCATTTCGACCCACCTTTCGCCGTTCCGATCAGGACGGCGGTTGTGGCTCAGGAAGTGCAGCTGCTGCAGCACCATTGCCCCGGGAAGTCCTACTGCAACCGCCAGGCTGGGCAGTACCAGCAAGGGCGGTTCGGGGATGATTGCGCGACTGCCGGTTTTCACGCCGTGGGCGCCTCCGGCTGGTACCCCAGTTCATCGCTGGTGAGGTCGGCGTACACGGTCGGGAGAATATCGGCGAGGGTCACCACGTTGCCGCACAGCTTGACCAGGATGCGGGCCTGCTCGGGCCGCGGGTCGTAGCTCTCCATCCAGCGGCTAACGCTGCGGTGATTCTTCAGGCCCATGGCGCGGGCCACCTTGCTGGTGCCGCCGGCGGTGCGGATCGCAATGCAGCGCGCGCGCATCACCGGATCGGTTGGCAGGGTGGAACTGGTGTTGCCGTCTTCGTTGGCCACTTTCGTTGGCTCCTGTTTGAGGGTGCGGGCCGACTGTATCAGGTCGATGCAGGAAAAAGCAACGCGATTCAATTATCTCGGCACCGGTCTACCGGTATGGATGCAAGCGTGTTGCATCCCGCTGCATTGTGTCGCATTATTGCCCGGCGCCGGCAGACCCGCCGGCCTCACTGGAGATTGCCCACATGACTGACGACAACCCCATCCTGGCTGCGCCCCAGCTGGACAGGCCCTTTCTCTGCAGCGCCAGTTTTGCCCAGGTGGCATTTGCGCTGGCCAAGGCGCAGGGCGCCTTCCCCCCCATCCCGCGCGAAAAATCGGTAACGGTCGATATCAGGGACAAAGAAACCCGCCGGGTGATTGGTTCGTACACCTACAAATACGCGCCGCTGGAAACGATCATCGACAAAACGCGACCGTCGCTGGCGTCGAACGAACTTGCGGTAATCCAGCCGCCAGTGATCGTCACCACTGCAGATGGCAAGCTCGTGGAAGTGGTGCGCACGGTGTTGATCCACAAAACCGGCGAGTGGATGGCGCTCGATATCCCCATGTTCTTTGCCAAGGGTCAAAACGGCGCCCAGGACTACGGTGGTTCGCTGACCTATGCACGCCGGTATGGCATGCAGATGCTGCTGTGCGTTGCGTCAGAAGATGACGACGACGGCCAGCGCATGGAAGGATCCGAACGCACCGGGGGCCAAGCGCCCGCGCGCCGCGGCAACGCCCCGAGCATGCCGATCGCCAGCAACAAAACCGTGATGCCCTCCACCGATGAGCTGGACGACGCGCTGCGCCGTTTTGAGCAAGGGGAGCCCGCCGCCGCGGGCGTGGTAGACGATGAAACCGGGGTCGTGGTGGATGAAGGTACCGGCGAAATAATTAGCCCCTGGGGCGCGGATCTGAGCCCCGGGCAGGTGGCCATGGCCAAGCAACGCGCCGCCGCGGCCAACCTGAGCGATGCCGCTGTAATCAAGCTGTGCGGCGTCATCACCATGGGAAACGTCAGCCAGGCGCTGACCAAGCTGCGCGACGCCGGTCAGGACAAGTGACATGGACGGGCTTGTATTCGACCAGGAAAACCACCGCTACACCCTGGACGGGAAGAAGCTCCCCGGCGTCACCACCGTGCTGAAGCCGATCAGCACGGCGTTCTATCGCGGCGTGGATCCGGCCGTGATGGAAGCCGCCGCCATCCTGGGCCAGGCCGTCCACAAGGTGATCGAGCTGGACATTCTCGGCCAGCTCGATGCCGACATGCTGGACTACCGGCTGCTGCCCTACTACCGCGGCTGGCGCCACTTCCTGACCACGTCGGGGTTCACGCCGCAGCTGTCCGAACAGCAGCTGGCAAGCCGCCGGTACCGGTACGCCGGGACGCTGGATCTGTTCGGCCGCTTGAACGGGATCCGCTCGCTTATCGACGCCAAGCGGGTGGCCATGGTCGCGCCCAGCACCGGACCGCAGACGTTCGCCTATGGCGACCTGGTCCGCGAAGCGCGGCCGGATCTGCTGCCACCTGATGCACCGCTGCGGCGCTACGCACTGCAGCTGAAGAAACCAAACCGGGGCCAGGAGGTCGCCACCTGGCACCTGCACCCCTTCACCGATGACGCACGCGATGCCCGCGTGTGGCGCTCCTGCCTCAATATCGCCCACTACATACAGGAAACCACAGCATGACCACGACCACCGAAACCACCCCCGCAGCCGTCGCCGGCGAACTGATGGGCGCCGATCAGATGCCCGACGTTGTCCAGGCGCGCCGCACGGCGGCTCACAGCACCAAGATGGCCGCGGCCCTGGTGATCGACTCGCCAGAGGTCTACCAGGCTGCAGCCGACGACCTGGGCGACCTGCGCGCCAAGTGGAAGCTGGTTGACGAAAAGCGCAAGCACCTGAAGGAACCGTTCCTGGAAGGCGGTCGCCGCATTGATGACTTTTTCCGCCAGCCGCTGGCCGATATCGAGGCCGCCGCCAACCTGGTGAAAGAGCGCATGCTGGTGTTCGATCGCAAGGAACAGGATCGCCTGCGCAAGCTGCGCGAAGAAGAGGACCAGCGCGAGCGCGAGCGCTTGGCCGAACTGCGCCGGCAGCAGCTGGAACAGCAGCGCCTGGACGATGAAGCGCGCCGGAAAGCCCAGCAGGCCGAACGCGATGCTCAGGCCCAACGCGACCGCGTAGCCCGTGAGGCCAAAGAGGCCCAGGACAAGATTGATGCGGCTGCGAAGGAAGCGCGCGACAAGGCCGAACGCGAAGGCAATGCCGCTGCCCGGGAAGAGGCTGACCGCCAGGCCAAGGCCGCGCAGGAAGAAGCCGACCGGGTGGCCGCGGCGGCGAAGGAAGAGGCCGACCGGGTGGCCGCGGCTGCAAAGGAAGATGCCGAACAGGCCCAGCGCGAGGCCGATGAGGCCGCGGCCAAGCTGCAGGAGTCGATCGACCTGCAGGCGGTGGAGCCGCCGGCACCGGTGGTGGCCAGCCAGGCCAAGGCCGTGGGCGCCACCACCCGCCGCACCTGGAAGGCGATCGACGTAAACCTCTCTGACCTGGTGCTGGGCGTGGCCAAGGCGATCGAGTCGAACAGCGATCGCGCACCGGAGCTGCTGGCGTACCTGCAGGTGAACACCGGCGCGCTGGATAAGCTGGCCAAGATCATGGAAGGTGCAGCGCGCGTGCCTGGCGTGACGTTCGGCCAGGTGGCCAACATCGCCACGAACACCCGCGCGAAGAAGTCCTGACCACACCGGGGCGCCGATCACGGCGCCCCATCAACCTGGAGAAAGAGCGATGGCAAGGGGCGTGAACAAGGTCATCCTGGTGGGAAACCTGGGCAATGATCCGGACGTGAAGTACACCCAAGGCGGCATGGCGATCACCCGCATTTCGCTGGCCACCACCAGCGTCCGAAAGGACCGCGAGGGGAACCAGCAGGAGCGCACCGAATGGCACCGCGTGGTGTTCTTCGGGAAGCTGGGCGAGATTGCCGGCGAGTACCTGCGCAAGGGCAGTTCCGTCTATGTGGAAGGGTCGCTGCGCTATGACAAGTACACCGGCCAGGACGGGGTGGAGAAGTACTCCACCGATATCATCGCCGACGAAATGCAGATGCTTGGCTCACGGCCAGGCGGCGAAGGTGGCCAGGAACGGCCCCAGCGCGCCCAGGGCGGCGGTTACGGTGGGGGTCGCGGCGGTGGTGGGCGCCAGGCGCCCGCGCAGCGTGAGGCGGCGCCCAGGCAGGAATACGGCGATGGGACGCGGTCCTATGGCTCGCCTTCACCGGCCATGGATGACTTCGCTGACGATGACATTCCGTTCTGAGGCCGCCGACCATGACCACCCACCGGCAATTCGTCCGCGGCGACCTGGTTCGCTGGCGCACGCAAGGCAACGGGGAGCGGAAAAGCCAGGTGGGCGTTGTGGTGCTGGTGGTGCCCGCCGGCATCCCGCTGGCGCCCCTACTGCCCAGCCTGGCCGATCGCTACAACCTCCGACCGATCGCCGCGGGCTCGCCGCGCTCGGAACAGTCCTACCTGGTGGCGCGAACCGGCGGCCGCGGCCGCGCCAAACTCCACTGGCCACACTCCAGCGCCCTGCGCCCCTATGAGGATCCCGACAATGCGAAAGATGAAACGCCGTCCCTACTGGATTGACATGGCCACCCTGGCCATCGTCGGCATGCTAATCATGGTGAAGTGGTGAAGAGCTACGGGCCGGGCATGCCGCCCAGGAACCCCGCGAAGGAGGCGCGCGCTGCGCACCAGCAGCGATCGCGCATGGTGCTGACGCATGCAGCACATATGCAGGTGGCCGCCCTGCTGTGGGCGGTTATTGACGTGGTTCGCACCGCCGGCGTCGTGCTGCTGGTGCTGGCCCTGCAGGACATGACGCCGGTACCGGTGTGGGTCGCTGTGGTCATGTCGTTTGCGCCGAACCTGTTCGGCTTTGCAGCGGTGGCGGTGAACTACACCCGCCACCGCTATGTCGCCTGGCGCGTGGCCAGGGAAGTGCGATAGCTACCCGGTGAGCGACGCCCAGGCGTGTGTCTGCGGCGTCGCATCACCCTGCGGCGGCTGAAGGTCGATCGGCCGTGGCGCAGGGATCGTGCCCCCTTTG